CTTGGGACCTCCTCCGGGCCCACATGGGCAAGGATGCGAGGGACCCGGAAACTGGGAAGCTCTTATATCCGCAGTGGACCCCGCATATGCTTCGCCATACCTGCGCCAGCCGATTGGTCCAGTCCGGCACGGACCTCAAGCGGGTACAGGAGTGGATGGGCCATGACGATATCAACACCACGCTCATTTACGCCCACCTCGCGCCCAGGTCCCTGGATACGGCAAAGGAAAACCTACAGGCGTATGAGGTGGCTCAATTGGCCCTAAGGCAGGCTCAGGAACAGGCTAAAATGGCCGCTCCAGCAAACGCTAATGAGGGCCTGGAGGTGGCCGCGAATGACTTCTGAGTATCTGGCTTTCCAGCTCAGAGCGTTCATGGAAAGCCCGATGCGGACATCCTGGCTGAAGAGTGGGCAATCGGAAGTCTACGTGCGGAAAAGTGTCCGCCATATTCCGCGCAGTGGAGGCCTGAGCCTCGCGCTGGATATCGCAAACGTGACCATGGTCCCAGCTCGAAAAGGCCTCTACGCACAATTCCTTCGGGACATTGAGATGATGGCCTTCGCCCATGATCGGGGCGTGTACGTGGAGAACGTCCTGGACCCGGAGCACTTCGGAATCTACCTGCGGAGGGGCTACCTCCAGTTGGATGATTGCTTCTACAAGGCCCCACCTGAGACCTGTCCCAGATGGGACAATTCTGTCCCTGACAAGACCTCCTGAGGAGTGTTAGCTTCCGCTAACATCTTGATCCGGTTGCCCCCAACCAGATTGAGGTGCTAGTCCCGGAAACGGGGTGGAAGTTCGAATCTTCTCGACCGCACCAAGGCACCCGATAGGGACCCCCGACAGAAGTTCAAGGCTTCTCAACGGGGTCCCTTCTTTTTTCTTCAGACAGTGCCATTCTTGCAACTTTTTCGTTAGTGGAATCTTTGCATATGTGGAGGGACAGGGACAGGGGCGGGGACAGTTCTGGGACAAAACCACCCTGGGACACCCTGTCCACGGGACAACTTAGCGTTGTAAGTTATTGATTTGTGGTATTCCCTTACCTTCAGGTACTAGCGATTGAAAAATCGTGGGAGTTCGAGTCTCCCCCTGGGCACCAGATGTGAAATTGTTGGCAGATTGTCCGATACCCGATGGGTAAAGGCATCTGCCAATTTTTTTGCCTGAACGTTTTCATGTTTGGAAATTTTTCACACATGTTGACCATTTCTTGAGTGGAAGGACACTTTTCGGATCTGGGACACTTTTCCCCCGCAATTCGCTCGATTGACCTCGCCCGGACGTTTTCATACTTGCAATCATTTCATGGTTGCATATAAGGATACGACCAAAGATGCTCTGAAGAACACCCTAAGAAAGACCCTAAGAGAGTCTCTCTTAATGACTCTCATCACATCTTCCACCTAGCGACTTCTCTTGAGTGAACACTATGCACCTCGATGACTCCTTTGACGATCATGAAGACCTGATGGCCACCCAGCTCCGGCTGGAGGAGGACATGACACAGCGAGGCTCAGACCGCTACTACCGGCAGATCGCCAGGGCCCAGGAGAAGGGCCGAGAGGACAACACAGCTTACGGCAAGACGATCATCACGGGGCGCCTGGGGAGGCTCTCTGAGGCCATCGCGGTGTGGATGAAGGAGACCGCTGAGGGCAACGCCTCGCACTCCGGAACGGCCTACAAGCTCATCAAGGACCAGGACCCTAAACTCCTCGCTTATTTGACCCTCAGGGTGGTTTTGGGAGGACTGAGCTCCGTGCGGACCCTCCAGTATGTGGGCGTGCATATTGGTCAAGCCATTGAGGATGAGATTCGCCTCAAGGAGCTCAGGGAGAATGAGCGCAAGGTCTATGAGAAACTCGTTGAGGGCGCCGCAAAGCGCAGCAGTGACCGCAACAAGCGGATGTATGCCGCGCGCATGGCTGATGAAGTGGATCGCTGGGGGAACTGGGCCAGGGCCGATAAGCTCCACCTGGGAGTGAAACTCCTCGATATCCTGATGACCTCCGTGGGCCTTGTTGAGGTGTACAACCCCGGGGAATCCAAGATTGGTCTGAAATACGTCCGAGCTCTTCCCGAGACCCTGGAGTGGATGGAGCGGAAGAACGACATCACATCCATGATGCGGCCGGTCTATGAGCCGATGGTGATCCCGCCTCGGAACTGGACTACACCATTCAACGGTGGATACCTCAGCTCCAATATTAAGCCCATCACGATGGTCAAGACCACGAATAGGGCATACCTGGAGGAGCTCAGAAACATCGACATGCCAATCGTGTATGAGGCCATCAACGCGATTCAGCAAACCGCATGGCAGACCAACAGTCAGGTGCTGGGGGTCCTGAAACACCTGTGGGATTCCGGGTCCACCATCGCAGGCCTTCCACCGAAAGAAGGGCTCCCGCCTCCGGTCCAGCCTCACGATATTGCCACCAATGAGGAATCCCGAGCGGAGTGGAGAAAGTCCTCATTCAAGATCCACCAGGAAAATCTCTCCATTCTCGGGACGCGCATTAGCTTCGACTCCACGCTGAAGATCGCCAAGCGCTACGAATCCTTCCGCCGAATCTTCTTCCCGTACCAGCTCGATTTCCGGGGCCGCATTTACGCGGTGCCCCACCTCAACCCCCAAGGCCCGGATTACCAAAAGGCCCTCCTGAGATTCGCCAATGGGAAGCCCTTGGGCCCCGAAGGTTGGAAGTGGCTGGCCATCCATGGAGCCGGCCTCGCGGGCTATGACAAAGCCAGCCTGGAGGACCGGGTGAATTGGGTGCTGGACAACGAAGAGGAGATTCTCGCCTGCGCTGCCGACCCCTACAACAATCGCGGGTGGTGTACGGAAATGGGCGGGTGTCAGATTCACAAGGAAAAGCCTTGGCAGTTTCTCGCGTTCTGTTTCGAGTGGGCGGGATATTGCCAGCATGGTGAGGCCTTCGTTTCCAAGATCCCTGTAGCCCTGGACGGATCGTGTTCGGGCATCCAACACTTCTCAGCGATGCTCAAGGATGAGCTGGGGGGTGCTGCGGTGAATCTGGTCCCCCAGGATCTTCCCGCTGATGTTTATGCCCAAGTGGCCCGGGCCGTAATTGCCCAGGCAGAGCACGATGCAATTCACGGCACAGATGATGAGCTGAAGCACAACGATGAGGGCGAGGCCTATATCGCTTATGGGACCAAAACCATCGCGCAACAGTGGCTCAAATTTGGAATCAACCGGAAAGTCACCAAGCGCTCCGTTATGACGCTGGCCTACGGATCCCGTGAATACGGATTCAAAGACCAGCTCATGGAGGACATTCTGTGGCCCTCAAAAATGGCCGCGACCCGCCAAGACGGCACGGTGGACGCAGAGAAATTCCCTTTCAGCGGGGATGGTTTTCGCGCTGCTGGCTACATGGCGAAGGCCATCTGGAGCGCGGTCAATCTGGTCTTGGTCAAGGCTGGCGAGGCCATGAAGTGGCTCCAGGAGGCCGCCCAGCTTGCCGCTAAGGAGGAGCTCCCGGTGCGCTGGACAACGCCTGTGGGCTTCCCGGTGATGCAGGCCTACCCCGCCCTGGACGCGCGCCGCGTGAAGACGGCCATCCACGGGAAGGTGATCTACCTCATCATGAACCAAGAGAAGGACCACCTGGACAAACGCAAGCAGTCTCAGGGCATCAGCCCGAACTTCGTCCACTCCTGCGATGCGGCTCACCTCATGCTCACCGTTGTGCGGGCACGACAGGCAGGGCTCCGCAACTTCGGCCTCATCCACGACTCCTTCGGGACCACGGCGGGGGACACCGAACAGTTCTTCTACATCGTCCGGGAGGCGTTCGTGGAGATGTACACGGAGGTCCCGGTGCTGGAGAACTTCCGCGATGAGCTGGCCGAACAACTCAGCGAGAAGAACCGGGCCAAGCTGAGCCCGTTGCCTGACACAGGCACCTTGGAGCTGTCGCGTGTCATCGAGTCCAGGTTTTGTTTTGCCTGAACATTTTCACTTATGCAACTTTTCCAATGACGCAACAATCTGAACCGGAGGACATCATCCTCACGACCGCCAAACTCCTGGCCGATGCTGGCGCGGAAGGTCTGACCTATCACCGTGGAGCCGGGGCGCTGGCCAAAGTGTGGCGCCCCTTCGGCCCCTGCGCGGCAGAGGCGGTGTCTGTGGTCAATCTCCTCATGAAGGACATGCCTGAGGCTCAGCGTGTCACCTTCATCGCCAAAGTCGATGCGCAGATCGCCAGCCAGAGGAGCGTTCACTGACGATTCCACTCGTGAAAATGTCGCGGTTGCATAGATGGATAGACAGCCACAACGGCCATTCGGCCTTCCATCATGGACCACACCGACGTGAACGCTTACCTGGACACAGCCCAGGACGATCCTGAAGACATCAATGAGGCCCCTTGGAGACATCCAGAGGGGCCTTTTCATTCCCGCTTGCACAAGGCCGAAAAGATCCTGCGCAGCGGACAACCTCTCCCCTTGGACATGGCCGCCCGGCTAATGGATGAGGGGATCGATGTAGATGGCCTTGAGCGCCTCTACCCCTGACCCCCATGGCAACGAAACCGAAGAATCCTGAATTCACAAGCCCTCGTGGCGTATTCCGCTTCCCCAAGCTGACCGAGCCTGACTACGGCACGAAGGAATACCCGAAGCCCGATGGCGAATACAAAGTCACCTTGATCCTCAGCCAGGAAGAAGCTGAGGCCTTCATCGCCAAACTCCAGCCGCTCCATGATGAGGCTGTGAAGGTTGGCAGGGAGGCCTTCAAAGAGCTCAAGGTGGAGGCTCGCAAGAAGCTGAAGGAAATCACCATCCAGCCCTTCTTCAGCGAGGAATACGACAAGGAGACGGAAGAGCCCACTGGCAATCTCCTGTTCACGTTCAAGATGGCCGCTTCTGGCATCAGCAAGAAGACCGGCAAGAAGTGGAGCCGTCGCCCTGCACTGTTTGACGCGAAGGGCAAGCCCATCCTCAAGGCGCCCGACATCTGGGGCGGCTCTGAAGGCCGCGTTCAGTTTGAGGTGTCTCCCTACTTCATCCCCGGCACGGCTCTTACCGGCATCAAGCTCCGCCTGAACGCCGTGAAGCTCCTGGAGCTCCGCAGTGGTGGTGCCCGCAGTGCATCTGATTACGGGTTCGATGAGGAAGAAGACGGCTTCTCGGCCGCCGATCTTCCCGAGACTGAAGACAGTTCCAATCCGTTCGCGGACGACGACAAGACCGATGGCGACGAAGCGGACAGCAGCGACTTCTAAATCGCTGAATGCCCGCCAAGTAGCACTCAAGTACGGATTCCGTTCCGGCCTGGAGGAGAAGATCGCGGAGAGCCTCACCTCGCAAGGGGTGGGGTTCACTTACGAAGCCCTGGTTATCCCTTTCACGAAACCAGCAAAGCCCTGTAAGTACACCCCTGACTTCGCCCTCCTGGCCAACGGTATCATAGTTGAGTCCAAGGGTCGCTTCCTCACTGAGGACCGCCAGAAGCACC